GTATTAAATTATAATTACACACCAGTCCCTTATAATATATCTTACAATCTATATTCGTTTACAGCAACAGCAGAGGGTGGACTACAAATTATAGAACAAATATTACCGTTCTTTCAACCTGATTATACAGTGACTGTAAATGCCATACCTGAATTAAATATAAAAAGAGATGTACCAATAGTTTTAAATAGTGTTCAATATGAAGATAGTTATAGTGGTGATTTTTCACAAAGAAGAGCCGTAGTTTATACTTTAGGTTTTACTGCGAAGACTTATCTATTTGGTCCAGCAAATACTTCTAAGGTTATTAAAGAAGTACAAACTGATTTATATTCAGACACAGATACAACAAACAAAGCGAGAGAAGAAAGAATTATAGTAGTTCCTAATCCAACAAGCGCAGACGCTGATGATGATTTTGGTTTTACTACAACAATTACATCACATACAGATGGAAAGAAGTACGTCACAACAACTGATAGTGACGAATAAATAGTATTATATTATGTCAAAATTAGAAGATAAGGTAAATGAAATATTAGGTATTAATGAACCTGAACCTAAAAAAGAATTAGTTAAACAAGACTTTAAACCAGCAGTTCCACGTAGAGAAGATAACGAGAAGGCTGATGTAGATAACGACTACAAATACAGCAGAGAAAATTACTACAATCTAATTGAACGAGGCCAAGAAGCGATTGAAGGTATACTGGATATTGCGAGAGAAGGACAACACCCTAGAGCTTACGAAGTTGCTGGTCAATTGATAGGACAAGTTGGACAAACTGTTGACAAGTTACAAGACTTACAAAAAAAACTTAAAGACTTAAAAGAAGTTCCTAAAACAGCAAATCAAAATATAAAGAATGCTCTTTTTGTTGGCTCTACAGCAGAGTTACAAAAGATGTTGAAGAAAGATGAAGATACTAAAGTCAAAGACATCACACCCAAAAAAGACGACACTAAAGATAAGTGATTTAACTTATAATCTTTATTACGAAAATTATAATCCTAAATTAACTGATGGTGTAGAAGATATAAAAGATATGATGAATAACCCAATTGAAGTATTTAAACATAAGATTAATCCTACACAACGATATGGTGCCGGCGGTAAACACTATAAAGAAAAACTATATAGTGTAGAGAAAGGTAATCAAAGAGTTACACAAGCAAAAAGACTTGGGTATACACATATAGAGGCAATTGTAAATGAGTAATGAAGCATACTTAGGAAATCCTAACCTAAAAAAAGTAAACACACCTGTTGAGTTTACTGAAGAACAAATAAAAGAATATCAAAAGTGTGCGAATGATCCAATTTACTTTATGACAAACTATGTACGAATTGTATCGCTTGATGAAGGTTTGGTTCCTTTTAATATGTATGACTTTCAAAAAAATATCGTACAAACAATACACGATAATAGATTTACCATTTGTAAACTACCTAGACAATCAGGTAAATCAACAACAACAATTTCTTATCTTTTACATTACGCTTTATTCAATCCAAATTCAAACATCGCTATACTGGCGAACAAAAGTTCTACTGCGAGAGATATATTAGGAAGACTTCAACTTGCATATGAAAATTTACCAAAGTGGATGCAACAAGGTATCATTAATTGGAACAAAGGTAACATTGAGTTAGAAAACAAATCAACGATTGTAGCAGCTGCAACTTCAAGTTCTGCTATTCGAGGTGGTTCATTTAATATAATTTTCCTAGATGAGTTTGCTTTCGTACCAGCGAATATCGCAGAGATGTTTTTTAGTTCAGTTTATCCTACGATCTCATCTGGTAAAAGAACAAAGATGATTATAGTATCAACACCACACGGTATGAATCAATATTACAAATTATGGATTGATGCGATCAATAAAAGAAATGATTATGTACCTATAGAAGTTCATTGGTCAGAAGTTCCAGGTAGAGATGAAAAATGGAAAGAGATGACTATTCGTAATACAAGTGAAGAACAATTCCAACAAGAGTTTGAGTGTGAGTTTTTAGGTTCAGTAGATACTCTTATCTCACCAGCAAAAATTAAAAACACACCATATGCTGATCCATTACAATCTAAAAACGGATTAAAGATGTTTACGAAACCTATAAAAGGCAATATGTATGTTTGTTGTGTTGACGTGGCAAGAGGTACAAACAAAGACTATTCAGCATTTACAATTATAGATGTTACAAAAGATGAAAGTCGAAAAGTTCCGTATGAAGTTGTATGTACATATAAGAACAATGAAGTCAAACCATTTGTCTTTCCAAACATCATTACTCAAACTTGTAAGGCTTACAATGAAGCGCACATCTTAACAGAAGTAAATGACTTAGGACAATCAATCGCTGAAGCGATGCATTTTGAATTAGAATATCCGAATATCTTAATGACAACTCAAAGAGGTCGAGCGGGTCAAATACTTGGAGCGATGTTCTCTGGTAGAGGTACATCACTTGGTGTACGTATGACAAAACAAATAAAAAAGGTGGGTTGTGCGAATTTTAAGACGCTTATGGAGGGTGATAAACTAAAAGTCAATGACTTTAGTATAATTGAAGAAATATCAACTTTTTCACGTAGAGGGAACAGTTGGATGGCTGAAGAAGGTACAAATGATGACTTGGTTATGTGTTTAGTCATATTTGGATGGCTCTCAAATCAACCCTACTTCAAAGAATTATCTGACTCAAATATAAGAAATCAGATGTATATGGAACAACAAAATCTAATCGAACAGGATATGGCACCCTTTGGGTTTGTAGATGATGGTATCAATAGTGACCCTATGAATGAAGAAACTGTAGATGAGTATGGCACTCGTTGGTTTCCTGCGGTTAGAAAAGGTCAATAAACTACAATTTTAGGTTATTATAAATATCAATAACTGAAAAGTTTGACTATGGTCATAAGAAAACTTATGGATTTTGAAAAATTAAAATGTTAATTAGCTAATTATAGAGGAGAATAAACCTATGGCATTTCAAGTATCACCAGGTGTTCTCGTACAGGAAAAAGATTTAAGTAGAATTATTCCTGCGGTATCAACATCAATCGGAGCTTTTGCGGGACAATTCGCAAAGGGACCAGTTGACGAAATCGTAGCAATTTCTAGTGAACAAGAATTAGTAGATACGTTTGGAAAACCTGACTCAAATAACTTTGAGCATTTTTTCAGCGCTGCTAACTTCTTAGCATACTCTAATGCATTAAGAGTAGTACGAGCTACCCAAGCATCTTTGACAAATGCTAACAGCGCAGGATCAAGCGTGTTAGTAAAAAACATAGATGATTACGAAAATAACTATGAAAGCGGACAAGGTGTAGTAGGAACTTTTGCTGCAAGAACAGCAGGAGTACACGGTAACAACTTATTAGTTGCTACTTGCCCAACGGCTACAGCTTACGAAGAAATATCAGCGTCATTAGTTGCATCAACTTCAACAACAAACGTAGTAGGAGATACTTCTGTTGCTGTTGATAACAATGCAGTATTTAATGTAGGCGATATTATTCAGTTTTCATCAACTGCATCAACTGACGACTTTGATGATGGTGACTTTTACAGAGTTACATCATTAGGAGCTCGTGAAGTAATTAATTTTGTTCAACACCCTAGAGGTGCTGGCGGATTAAAAAGAGTTGTTGCCGATAATGCAAAAATAAAAAGAAGATGGAGATATTACGATTCAGTTGACGGCGCTCCAGGAACATCAGCATATGCATCTGCAAGATCAGGTTCAGGCGATGAAATCCACGTAGTCGTAGTTGACGAAGATGGTGGTATCACTGGTACTCCAGGCGAAGTAATAGAATCATTTTCTAATTTATCAAAAGCGAGTGACGCAAAATCTCCACAAGGAGACACTAACTACTATCCAACTGTGATTAAGAATAAGTCACAGTTTATTTACTGGATGGACCACAATACTGCTGGTTCTAATTGGGGTAATGCTGCAAGTGGAACTACTTTCACAGCAGTTAATACACCAACTTTAGAATCATTATCTGGTGGTTCTGATGGTACTACAGTAACAGACGGACAATTGAAAACTGCTTACGAGAAGTTCCAAGATGCCGAAACTGTTGATGTAGGATTAATCATCGCTGGTCCAAGTGGAAGTACAACACACGTTGACAATCTAATCACTATTGCAGAGAATAGAAAAGACGCTGTTGTATTTTGTTCACCACAAAGATCAGATGTAGTTAATGTTACTAACTCAAATACACAAACAACTAACGTTATCGGTTTCTTTGATAACATTAGATCATCTAGTTATGTTGTATTTGATAGTGGTTACAAATATTGTTACGATAGATATTCTGACGTATACAGATTTGTTCCATTAAATGGTGACACTGCGGGTCTAGCAGCAAGAACTGATTTAATTGCAGATAGTTGGTTTTCACCAGCAGGCTTTAACAGAGGTATCGTTAGAGGCGCAGTTAAATTAGCGTACAATCCAACTAAGGCACAAAGAGATCAATTATACCCTGCAAGAGTTAATCCTGTGGCAACTTTCCCAGGTCAAGGTACAATTCTTTTTGGTGACAAAACTGGATTGTCTTCACCAAGTGCTTTTGATAGAATCAACGTAAGAAGATTGTTTATCACTTTAGAGAAGGCGATTTCAACTGCTTCTAAATTTCAACTTTTTGAGTTCAATGATGAATTTACAAGAGCTAACTTTAGAAACATTGTAGAACCTTTCCTAAGAGAAGTACAAGGTAGACGAGGTATCACAGACTTTTTAGTAGTATGTGATGAAACTAACAATACAGGCGATGTAATTGATAGAAATGAATTTGTAGCAGAAATCTTTGTGAAACCTGCTAGAAGTATCAACTTTATCACACTATCGTTTGTTGCAACCAGAACTGGCGTGGCTTTTGAAGAAGTCGCTGGCGGATAATAGTAGAGGAGAATAGAAAATGGCAAACATATCGGACTTCAAAGCTAAACTTGCTGGCGGTGGCGCTAGAGCCAATCAGTTTAAGGTAACAATGCCTTTCCCTGGTTACGCACAAGTTGGTGGCGAAATAGAAGACTTAGCGTTTTTATGTCGTGGTGCAGCAATTCCCGCAATGACGGTGACAAATATAAATGTCAACTTCAGAGGAAGAGCTGTTAAGATCGCAGGAGATAGAGAAATCCCTAACTGGACTATCACTGTATTAAATGACACAAGCTTTAAATTGAGAAATGCTTTCGAAAGATGGCAGAATGGTATCAACAATATGAGTGACAACGAAGGATTAACAAATCCAGTTGACTATCAAGTTGATGCGTTTGTAGATCATTTAGATAGAAACGGTAATACGATTAAGTCTTATACTTTAAGAGGTGCATACCCAGTTAGTATTAGTGAAATCGCTTTAGACTTTGATGAAAAGACTGAAGTTGAAACTTTTACAGTTGAGTTTGCTTACCAATTTTTTGATACAAATACTACAACTTAATATTAATACAGAGGGGCTTTCGAGCCCCTCTTTTTAATCCCTTATAAGTAATAGTACAAGGAGATATTATGGCAGAATTATTCGGCTTTTCAGTAACACGATTAAAAAAACAAGCTGATCCAAAACAGGCTTTCACAACAGCACAAGCAGAAGACGGTACACAAACGGTTAATGCTGGAGGTCACTTTGGTTCATACTTGGATATGGAAGGTAATGCTAAAACAGAGCAAGACCTAATTCGTAGATATAGAGAAATAGCTTTACACCCTGAATGCGATATGGCAATCGAAGATATTGTCAATGAAGCAATTGTCGCAAATGAACTAAAAGACGCAGTAAGAATTAATTTAACAGATTTACCTTACGGCAAAGAAGTAAGAAGAAAAATAGAAGATGAATTTATTGAAGTTTTAAAATTAATGAACTTCAATACAAAAGGACACGACCTTTTTAGAAGATGGTATGTAGATGGAAGAATCTTTTTTCAAAAGATTATTGATAGAGAAAGTCCTAAAAAAGGTATCACAGAATTAAAATATATTGATCCAAGAAAGATCAAAAAGATTAGAGAAGTTAGAAAGAAAAGACCTGACGTACCTAGTCCGTCAGCTCTAAACAGTTTAGCTGTTGTAGATGAATATATTGAATACTTTTTATACAATGATAGAGGTATATCAGGAACTACCG